GTGCAAGAACTGGAAACTCATCTTCAAATACTCGAGAAGTATTATTAACAGTTTCTTCAATTATTTTATCTAAATCATTCAATGCTATGTTAGTCTTAATATGTTTGTTTATGTATTTAGAGGCTATGAATCCAATTACTAATCCATTAGAACATATAAGTCTAAATGCTCCACCAAGTATATTAAGCCCTACAGTTCCATCATAACTATTAACGATATTAATCTCTGGTATCATTTCATCGTCTTTAGACATTTTGATTTTATTATCTGGAAATGTCCATTTCATCATAGTCTTTGCACCTTGTCTTAGTACATTAACATCTGATAGTTTGCCACCCATCCTTTTAATAAGAGGGTTAGCAGTTTTAATTATAGTTTCGTTTTTTACTAGTTTGTAGTTATTAGTCATACAACTAAGAACTCTTCCAGTATCTTCTCTAACTATAAACTTGTATCCTGTTTTATCAAGTAGTGTAACATCTTGATTATCATCTAGTGGATAACCAACTGCTGGTACTTCCTTTACAGGAAATTTAGCTTGTTGTAACATACGTCTCTCCTTTTTTTTGTTATTCTAAATCGTCTAAAACATGATTTAATGTTTCATTAATAATGTCTACTTTATTTTCTATTCTATGCAATCTCCATAAAATACTACACAACATTAATAACATCATTAGCATTGTAAATTCCCAATAAGGAAAATACTCTGTGCTAAATAAAACTTCCCAATAGTATCTCATATTAATCTCCTTTTATTTTGTTTATTAAGAATACTAAGTAATGTATTACAATCATTAATAGTATAGCATTTAATAAATGTTCAGATATATCTAATATTATCATACTCTCTCCTTTTATAAAAGCTCCCCAAGTAGCCAACTTTTTTTCATTTGCATCATTTTTATATCTAATCTAAAAAAAATGTATCATATGAAATGAGGAGCTTTTAATCTATTACTGGTGGTACAGAACCCAATCTTTTTCTTTCTTGTTTTACAAGCTCGCCATTGTATTTATTTTGGTTCTGTATAATTGCTCTCAAATAAGGAAAACCTTTTCCATTTTCAAATGCACGACTTTCATAATACTGATTTATAGAATAATCTACAATAGAATCTTTTGTATCTTTAATAGCGTACAAGAATTTTTCAAGTGAGAATCTATTATCTTGAGGAACATTATTAATGATTAGTCTTGCTACTTTATTGATGTTCGTTCTTGTCTTCTTGCTTTTCTTTGACATCATCTTGTTTATCTGAAGACTTACGTTTCTGTTCGTTGGTTTTTCGTAACCACAAGCTGGACATTTTTTCATACATCTCCTCTCTTTTTTTCATTTCTATTAAAGCGTCGTATATGTTTCCCATTAATTTCTCCTTTACATCTGTTACACTGTTTTCTTTTTTTTCCATACGTTGGAAAATTATCATAATAACTAATTGTTGCTTTATTATATCCTTGATTTTTTCCTATAACTTCCCAACATATATTACAAGTAGGACAACAGTATATATTGTTATCTGCTTTTTTAGCATCATGTTCTGCATAGTTTCTGCTGTGAATCATTTTTATTCTATGATTTTTACTTCTGTAGTTCCTGCCCATCTTTGACTCCCTAAATAAAACTTATCATTGATTCTATGTTCTGTGCAATATACAAGAGTTGCTGAACTACTAGGGTCTGTGACAATTGCTTTTGTTCCATTCCCTGTTGTTACTAATTGACCTTCTTCGACATCTTTTATATACACATATCCTTCAGCAGGTCCCCATTGTGGTTTATCAATCATCGCAGACTTCGCAAGCTTTTTGATTCCCTCTAACTTCCTCTTCCATTTTGTTTCTGGTTTCATTTTGTTTTTCTCCTTCTATTATATCTCTTCTTATTTGAATAAAGTCTTGTTTTATTTTATGTGTGAACATACTTTCTATATCAAAATGTTCAGCTGCATCTTCAGTAAGTTGTAAAGCATTTATAACCATTTCTATTTCAGACTTAGTTAATTTAATTAATGCGCTTGATTCTTTCATATAATCTCCTTAAATATTTGAGGGTGATGCCGAGAGAGACGAGTTCTTGGAGAGTATATGGGTTGGATATACACCACCCTCGTCTTAAATTACTCATACTAGATAAACTACTACAAGTAAAATCTCTCGGCTTACCATTTTATTTGTTAGAAAGGAACGTCATCATCCATTTCTTCTTGTGATAGTTTCTCACCACCTTCCCAAAGAACAATTTCTTTTGCTTTCAAAAGCGTTCTTGTTACTTGTTGTTCTGGAGGTAAGTCTTTTGTATCACTCGTTATGTATGAATGAGTTACTAGTGTGACATGAACAGGAAGACCTACTACATCTTCTTCTTCAATCAGCACTAGTTTCTTCATTCCATTAGATTCCTCTAGTTCTATTCCAAGACCTTCAAGAAGTTTGAAATATCTACTATTCTTATTCGCAGATTCTGTCGCTGTGAATATAAAGAATCCATTGTCATAGAATGTTCTTCCCACTATCTGAGTACAATTTGTTTTTAGATGATTGCCATCTTCGTCTACCACAGGTATCCTCTGATTGTTTACATCTTTTCTAAAATTATATCCATCCATTTCATAAAGATATTGCTCTTGATTTGCAGCATCTTCATGCACTTCGTATGACATATTGACAATAATTGCTTCTCCTGCTCTTGTCATTCTTGTTTTTGTTTTCAAAGACTTAATATGAGCTGGATATGTACCTTCTTCAAATGGAACAAATGCTTGTTTCTTAGGTGAAAAAGTTACATTATCAAGTTGTTTTGCCATGTATCTCTCCTTATTTACTTGTTGTTGTGTATTTAGTTACTAGTTTCTCGTACTCTGTTTGAAACTTAATCATATCATTAGAGGGCTCTAATCCTCTACCACCACGAAAGTAAAGACTAGGTGAAACAAATGTTCCATTCTTTGTCTTCATAAACCTTCTTGTTGTAGTGGTTTTCTTAGATACTGATTTAGTTTTCTTTAGTGATTTCTCAGCAGAAGCTGACAACTTGCCAGCCTCTTTGAGTTTATCTATATCACTTTGTTTGATTTTACCCATTGTAGTCTCCTTTTATTTGGTTTTGGATATGAACATCTATTTTAGATTCAATGTCCTCAGGTTGAGGTAATGGTTGTTCCTCAATAGTAAATGTATGAAATGATGGATTAACTGTCAGTTTACTATTATCTTCTGTTCTGAATACCATCATAGGTTTGCCATTTAGATTCTTGTTTCCAAGATAAACAACTCTTCTAAACTCTTTGCCATCATTTGTACCAATAGTATAGCATTCATCTACTTCTAGTAATGAGTGTATTTCACCATAATTATTTATTTTAAGCATCTATTGCTCCTCTTTCTCGTTTTAGTTTTGCTAGTGAACCTTTGTAGTTCGATTGATTAATAGTGTCATTATTAATTAGTTCATGTATTTCTTTCATTCTCTTCTCACTTATTTCAGATGCTATAACAAGTATATCATTCTTTTCTTCATCTGTTAATGTAAGGTCGTGAACTTGATTACGATATACATCATCTGCAATATTCAAGTATTGGTTGAATGCTTTCTTAATACAATCCGTATTAGCTGCTTTAACATCGTTACCAATATCTACAAAACTTTCTGAACCTCTTTGTTTTTGTATTCTATGAGCTGCTACCATATCACCAGTTCTCCATATACCCTCATCGTACCATTTTAATCTACCATGAACTACATATGCTTCACTCCCTAGATTCTCAGTCTTTATTATTTCCCAAGACCAACCGGGAAACTCTTTATCAGCAACATCTCTCATGTAGGAATATTCTACATAATCTTGTCCTTGTTTCTTTTTGATATACGGACCAGGTGTTGTCATGAATGATACATTTTTGTGTTTCTCTGTTATTGCTTTTCTTATTTCGTTTGTTGCAGATAAGGCGTTCTCATCCACTACAATTGGTGTGTTGTTTTCCATTGTGTTTCCTTTGTTATTTCTTTTTCTTAGATAGTGTACTTGGGCATATACTTTCAAACTGACAATAACTACATTCCCAATCTTGCATAGGAACTCCGTAAGTCATCATAGGTTCTAGTTCTCTCTCGAATGATTTGCCTAAGTCTTCTTTTATTTCATATACTTCTTCCCAATATTCACGAGCTTTGTCTATCCATTCTGGAGAAACCATTTGCTCTCTCATCTGAGATGTATTTTTGTTGTACCATAATAAGTACATATAAATATGATTTGGATTGTACTTGTCTTTTACACCTAATGCATAAGTGCCAAGTTGTAATTTATAATTTAAATCAGAATTTGCTGTTCTATTTACTTTTCTACCAAACTTAGTAGTCCACTTATAAGCAGCTGCAGTTTTTAAATCATACAAAGCAAATCCATATCTACCACTTCTTTCTTCATACATTTCACCAGCATCAAATGTACCAGATACTTCTAAATCTTTTATTTGTACTTTTTGTTCAATATATATATCTTTATCTGGATTTTTATCTTGATACATAGACAATGCTTTTTCAACATCACTATGAACAATAGTTCCTAATCTTAACAATCTATATGACTTATCATCTTTCATGTCAGATGGATAATCATAGTAAGAATACATTTGCTTTCTATAACAAGAACCAGCAGACGATGCATGAAACACATTCTTATCTCTGCTATTTAGTTTTTCTTGTTCTTTTAAGTAGGCATTGTAAATGCTTTTAATATCCATATATCTCTCCTTATATGTCTCCTAAATTTAATAATATCAATACTTATAGTCAACAGATAGACGACTAATTAAGTGACTTCGTGAGGGCCCCATACGCTGAAAGTGTTAATTAGCCGCCATATCTGTCCACATACCATTACTTTATTAAATGTTTAATCCATCTTTCAAAATCATAAAAGTCTGATTTTTTCTTGCCACCAACATTCATTCGTATTGGTTTATCAAGTGCCCAAAAGCCAGATGGTGTAAACGGATTACTTTCATCATACAGAGTTGTCCATTTCCAATCATATAACGTAATTGGTCTACCAGTATTGCCTTGAAACACATATTCTCCAGAGATTTTTGAATCTCCATTAGACATTGGAGAACCAAACTTTGCAATAAGTTTAGACGGAGCAATATCTATCTCACCAATGTAAGAAGTTCCGACAACAAAATCATTGACATTGCTCATATTGTTTACAAGTTTGAACTGTTTTTCTATTGATATTCCAAATGGTACAGTCATATTATACTCCTTTTTATTTTATTTCCAATTATCTTTTACTTCGTATGAAAAGTTGTCTCCAGTATCACTATCTTCCCAATGACATGGAACTATCAAACAACCAGCATTTTGTTCTATTTTTTTACAATCATTTATGTCTATTGATTTCCAATACTTATATCGTATTGTAAATAAAACATCACCAGTGTTAAGGTTGTTTTGAAATAATACTTTAGTTTTATCATACCCATATATTCCTAATAACAATAGTATTTTATCTTGCAATTCTGTAATAAATACTGAATTATCTTTTTTTGGAATAACAGGAGACACTAATCTTTTAGTATGAATACACTTTCTCTTATCTGTTGTCTCAAGTAGTCCATCTTTCTTCAAATCGTTTACTCTACCACTAACAGCATTAATTTCAAAGTTTGTTAGATTAGATATTTCTCTCAAAGATAATCCTTTATCACTAATTTTGTAATGGTCTCTTACAACATACAGAATCTTAGATTTCTGTGTATCACCAATACCTTCTTCATTTAATTGTTTGTATGCTAGTTTACTTGTCTGTGTTACCATTTTCTTCCTCTTCTTTTTGTTTATATGCTAATTGGTCTATGTAATCAAATCCCAATACCCATTCTAATGCTGATGTTGAACCTTCAAGTTTCCTTATCAATATTTTATTTTCTTCTGGGTTTTTATTTTTCAGAAATTGACGTTGGCTAGCATGACTTAATAACATATATTCTCTTCTTAATCTTATAATAACTTCATCTTTATGCTTAAGATGTAATACTGCTTTACTCATCATTATCTCCTATTGTTAGTTGATACAGTCCATATATAAATGCGACTGCTATAATTATTGCTACTATTATGTTCATTGTTTCTCCTTTTGTATGTGTTAAAAATTTTTGATATGCGTACACGATTGGTGTTTTTCAACCCAATCCACCACAACCTAAATAAAGAAGTGTGCCTCCCAAAACTTCAGCAATTCGGACACTCAGTCACTTTATTTAATTATTATAATTCAAAGTGCATTGTTTAGTTTTACCACCACAATCTTCTTAGCTATATAATAATTATCCACTACTCTGGTTTACCCAGCTCCCTCTGCATATCAAAATAATATTTTGAGAACAGGACAGATTACCCTTTCGGAGTTATCCACTTAATGGCTTGTTGCGTATTCTGCTAACACCTGTTCTCTTATATGTATATCACTGGATATTTAATTCACTTCTATTGAGCGGTAAAGCCAGCACTAAGATAATACATAAAATTGTTGCCTACATCCGACTCCAACGGATAGTAACGGAGCCACAATCAAATGGAGTAAAGACTGTTGCGTTAGATAGGCAAATAAATTAAAGAAAGAGAGGTCTGACCTTTTCCACACTACATATCCACGTGACTTAGTGCTACTCTTTCTTAATAATAAGGCACTGCTCTAAGGATGCGGAGTCCTTTTCTGTATACTGTGTTTTTTATCGTGAGTTGTGGGTATAAGAAAGTGAACAGTGCCTATAGTTCTTTTATCCAACAGCTAGTACAAATATAACTGTGGCAGCTCCTACAACTACAGATGTGAAAAGGAAACTACACAATACCACAACTGTTAAGTCATGGATGAAATTAACAAATCTTAACATTTAATACTCCTATAAGTTTATACCCAAGTTATCGTAAAAATGGAAGTTAATATCTCTGTTCTGTATGTTTGTTAGATGCGCTTACATTCTTACAACACTTAAGTATATTGACACTTTATATCACACAGTTAAGGTGTAATGTGTTAAAGAAAAAGTAGGCATAAAGCCTACTCTTCCCAAGACAAATCAGGTATAACAACATCTTCTTCTTGTTTAAACATAGAAGGATGCCCGTCTGACATACACAGTTGATTAAGAAACTCCAAGTCTTGCTGAAGTTCTCTCTTGATGTCATTCTTACTCTTATGAGACTGCTTAGTAAATGCATCCCATTCTCTACGGATACTAGCATTCTTGTACCTAGCAAAAGCAACACTCTTTAAGCTCTTAGCTTGTTGCTTGTAGTCATCGAATGATGTAAGTATATCTATCTTCATAATATTCTCCTTTATGAAATTGACTGTTAATTAGATTATAAAAGTAATAATCAAAATAGAAAATAACTGAAAAGTTATTTAGTAAATCCCCCATATAGGGGGTATATAATGGGAAAAAGGTTACATATCAAAATCCTACAATTTTTCTATAAAATAACTGGGGTAGCTATTGCAAATGTTTGCATAATAAGTTAACTTAATGGGTGGTTGGGTCGGGATAAAATAAATGTATAAAAATGGCAGATTTATTAGAACACCTAGCAGACCTTAGTTTAGAAGAACAAGAACTAATATTAAATGGATTATCTAAAAATATTGTTCCTGTAGAGATAGATGAGAAAGTATTTTTTGTACAAAAAGAAGTAGGTGAGTTAATTGATAACTTATCTAGACAAGTAGTATTATTAACAAAAAACAATATTGAATGGCAGAAAAAAGAAAAATTAAAAACGTAGAACATTTTGTTTACGAAGATATAGACGAGTTTAAACAATCACACCCTAATACTATAGTACATCCAGATTGGCGAAAAGCTAACGAAGGTGATTGGGTCTATAGTGATGATGATAGAATAGTACAATTGTTAAAAGTAAAAAATGGTGTAAATCATCATGGAGATACTAAAAATTATAATTATGCAAAAGGGTGGGTTCGTACTATTGTAGGTAGTTTTATAAATAAAGAATCTACAAAAATGGATACAGATTTTAGCAATCACCCTAATAGATACACATTTTCTACTAAAATAAAAAATACTTCCGAAAGAGTACACAAAAGAACTAAAATCACTAACAAAGAAAAACAATTTGCTACTAATGTTGTTGTAGGTATGGGAGCGATAGAGGCTTATAAGAATGTATATAAAGAAGAGTCTAACCAAAAAGCACGAAAAAAAGCAACTGTATTATTAAAACAGGAAAGAGTAATGGAAGAAATACAAAAGTCTGTACTTGATGTTGCAAAAGGAATGGGTATAGACCACGAATATATATTAAGTAAACTAAAACATCTTGCTGATTATAGTGAAGATGATAACATTATATTACAATCAACAAAAGAACTTGGTAAGATAGTTGGAACATCTAATAATAATATAAAACAAAAAGAAGTTGGATTGCTTGGAATGTTTCAAGGTTTTTCACAAGAACAATTAGAAGGTGCTAAAAGAGTAAAAGAAATAGAATAATTGTAAGGGGGTGCGATGAGTATAGGGGATGATATAAGAAAAGATGCGGATGGCAATATTATAGGATGTCCTCATTGTGGTTCAAGGTCTATACATAAAAGTGGATTTCTTTATAGAGCAAGTCATAAAAAACAACAATGGAAATGCACTGCTTGCGGTAGAAAAACAGTAGCTCCTACTATTATAGAAGAAAATGAATTTAAAGTACATGACGTTGACCCCGACCACATACCAATAGACGAGTTAATTGAACATAGAAAAAAACAATACAAACAAAAAGCAATATCTAAAAAGAGTAAAAAACTAGTTGGTATTGATATAAATGTAGATGGTCCCATAGGTATTGCACATTTCGGAGACCCTCATGTAGATGATGATGGCACTGATATATCCCAGATACTTCATTATATGAGTATTATAAATAATACAAAAGGAATGTTTGCTGGTAATCTTGGCGATATACAAAACAATTGGATAGGAAGATTATCATATTTATATGGACAACAATCTACATCTGCAAAAGAATCTTGGAGACTTACAGAATACTTTGTTAATAAACTTGATTGGTTATATCTAGTAGCAGGTAATCACGATGTATGGTCTGGTGATGGAGACCCATTAGATTTTATTATGAGAGACCACAAAGGACTTTATGAAAAGTGGGGAGCTAGAATGCAATTAAAATTTCCAAACGGAAAAACAATAACTATCAATGCTAGGCATACATTTAAAGGCAACAGTATTTGGAATACTGCTCATGGAGTTGCAAGAGCTGCTCAGACAGGTTGGGCAGACAATATTCTTACTTGTGGACACACTCATGTTTCTGGATACCAAGTAGTTAAAAATCCAGCAAATGGAACAATTAGTCATGCATTGCAAGTTGCAAGTTTTAAGATTATGGATAGTTATGCAGATAAATTAGGATTAGACGATAAAAATATATTTAATTGTCCTGTTACAATTATAGACCCTAGATATGATGACGATGATAGTAGATTAATAACTACAATATTTAATCCAGAAAAAGGAGCTGAATATTTAAAATATTTAAGGAAAGAATATGAATCAACTAAATAATATTCCAGATGATTTAGAATTAGACGAAGCAATTAAACTATTAAAAAAATTAAATAACAAAATAAGAAGTGAGTATATTTTATATAATATGACATCTAAAACATATTACAATATATTAAGAATACAAAAAATTATAGATATGTTAGAAATTCCAGAAAAAATGGGAGAGACATGAAAAAGAAAAACTCAATAACAAAACATGATATGAGACGTTCTATTCAAAGTATATATAGTCAATTGCAATTTGTTACAGAAAGACTTAGAATAACAGAAACATTATTTAATGATTTTATTGATATGCAAAAACTTGAAAAAAAGTTTAATAAATATTTAGATGGCAAATATAAACAGTCAGAACATAAGTAAAGCTGAAGAAACATTACAATTAGCATATAAAGACCTTATATCATTTGGTAAGTTATTTCTTCCAGATGACTTTATGCGGTCAGAAACTCCATTCTTTCATTATGAAATATCAGATGCTATTGATGATAAAAATATAAAACAAACTGCTGTCATTGTTCCTAGAGGTCATGGTAAAACAGTTCTTACAAAAGCATCTATTATAAAAGACTTTGTATTTGCTACAAAGGAAAACTTTCTATTTTATGCATGGGTATCCGCTACTCAGAAACTTAGTGTGGGTAATATGGATTATATTAAACACCATCTTGAGTTTAACGATATGATTAAATATTACTTTGGACCTATGAAAGGCAGAAAGTGGACAGAAGAAGATATAGAATTATCAAATGGATGTAAATTAATTAGCAAATCAAATGTAGCAGGTATTCGTGGAGGTGCAAAATTACATAAAAGATATGACCTTATTGTATTGGATGACTTTGAACATGAAGCAAATACGATTACAAAAGAAGCAAGAGATAAAAATGCAAACTTAGTTACAGCAGTTGTATATCCTGCTATTGAACCTCACACTGGTAGATTGAGGGTAAATGGTACTCCAGTTCACTATGATTCTTTTATTAACAATCTTATCAATAATTATTCAAAAGCAACAAAGGATGGTAAAAAGTTTGCTTGGAAAGTTATTACATATAAAGCTCTTATAGATGGAGATACACCATTATGGGAATCATTCTTTCCATTATCTAAAATAAAAGAAAAGAAAAAGTTTTACGCAGATTCTGGACAACCTCAAAAGTTTTATCAAGAATATATGATGGAAGTACAATCTGAAGAAGATGCGATATGGAGAAGAGAACACATACAATATTGGGAAGGATACTATAAATATGAAGATGGGATTAATTATATTGTAAAAGATGGGAAAGATATACCAGTAAATACATTTATAGGATGTGACCCCGCTACAGATATTGATACAAAGCATAGTGACTTTTCAGTTATTACTGTAATAGCTATTGATGTAAACAATGAATTATATGTTTTAGAATATGAGAGACATAGAAGTGTTCCTACTATTGGTTCTAAGAATCCAGAGACAGGAGAGATACTTGGTAAGAAAGGAGTAGTTGATATTATACTAGAACTACATCAAAAATACAATTGTGTATCTTCTACAGTTGAAGACGTTGCAATGAACAGAAGTATATTTCAAGCATTGAATGATGAAAGAAGAAGACTAAATAAGTTTGACATTGCAGTTATACCAGAAAAACCCGGTGGGACACAAAAGAGAAATCGCATATATTCTGGACTTTCGGCACGTTTTAGTACAGGAACTGTGCATTTAAGGAAAAATATGTTTGATTTAATTAACGAAATTCTTACTTTCGGCCCTAAAATGGCTCACGATGATACAATTGAGAGCCTTTATTACTCACAAATTCACTCTTTTCCACCTAGTATGAAAAAAGATGATAATAAAAAAAGTTGGTTTAAACGTAAGAAAAAAGCAAAAAGTTGGTTAGTTGCATAAAAGGAAAATTTAAATGGCAAAGATAGACAAAGATAAATTAAGAACGTTGGGTAAATTTATGAAAAATCCAATAAAGTATGTTGCAAATCAAGCTTCATGTATTTCTAAAGGAAAAAAATTAGGATTAAGTAGTTCGGAAGCGTCAAAGGTATGTACTCCTCATTATAAGAAAAAAGGAGAAATTTTATCTAAATTAAAATCTAAACCTATGGAAATTAGAAGGTCTAATAAAAAAAGAAATCCAGAAAAAGAAATTTTAAGAAGTTTAAAACAAAAAAGAAAATAAAGTTGGATTGTAGTATGAGTTCATTAACAGAATTTAAGGATATAATCAAAGTTACTTTAAAGCACGAAGGTGGATATGTTAATGACCCAAAAGATTTAGGTGGAGAAACAAATATGGGTATTACAAAAAGATTTTACCCAGACTTAGATATAAAAAATCTTACTGTTGAGTACGCCACAGAAATATATAAAGAAGATTATTGGGATAAAAATAAAGTAGAAGAACTTCCAAAAGAACTAAGACATATATTTTTTGATATGTGTGTTAATCAAGGAAGAAAAACTGCTGTAAAAGTTTTACAAAGAGCAATTAATAACAGAGGTGGGAAGTTAGTTGTAGATGGTGGCTTTGGGCCAGCAAGTAAAAGAGCATTAAAAAAATATACACCATCTGCAAATAGAGTTAGATGTTATAGATTGAAATATTATTATGATTTGGTAAATAAAAGACCAGAACAGGAAAAGTTTTTATATGGTTGGTATAGAAGGACAATGGAAGTATAATGGCTAGAGTTACAAAAAAATCAAAAGCTCAAGTAAATAAACAGATATGGGATAAAGCAAATAATACTAATAGAATGAGGTGGCAATCCAGTAGTCAAAAAGGATTTGATTTCTATTTAAATGAACAATTGACTAAAGATGAACTTCATGCATTAGAAGAATCTGGTATGCCCTCATTTACTATAAATAGGATAACTCCTATTATAGAGATAATGAAATACTTTGCAACATCTAATAATCCTAAATGGAAAGCAGTTGGAGTAACTGGAGATGATGCTGATATTGCACAAGTTCATTCAGATATAGCTGATTACTGTTGGTATTTATCAAATGGTAAGTCTTTATACAGTCAAGTAATACTAGATTCACTAACAAAAGGATTGGGATACTTTCTTGTAGATATAGATAAAGATGCAGATAGGGGAATGGGAGAAGTGCAGTTTAGTAGAATAGACCCATATGATGTATTTGTAGACCCTGCCAGTAGAGATTTTTTATTTAGAGATGCTAATTTTATACAAATAAGAAAAAACATAGCTCGTTCTAGATTAATAAATATGTTACCAGAGTATCAAGCAAAGATAAAAAAGGTTACAAGAGGGACGGATGTAGTATCATACTCTCAAAGAGATTTAAATTTTACAGACACAACTCAACCTGAAGATTTATCGTTTGGTATAAATACAGAAGGCGAAGATGATGATATTATTCCATACTATGAAACATATGCAAAAAAGAAATTCAAGTATCGAAATGTATATATTAAAATAGAACCTACTGAATCTCAATTGTTAATGTTAAAAGAACAGGTCCAAGAGGAATTAGAAAATTTTAAGCAAGAAGTAGAAGTTCAATTAATAGAAAAACAATTACAAATAGAACGACAAGTTCAAGAAGGTGAGATTATACCAGAAAGAGGTAAGTTGTTAATAGAGAACTCTCAAAAAATGGGTATTACATCTATTCAAGAAAGAGAAATGGAACTTATATCTATGGCTAGAGATGAAGCTACCATTGTTAAAGAACAGGTTATGTCTGAAAAACAATTCTTAGAGTTTCAACAAGATAAAAACTTTTCAAAAAATATAGTGCC